CTAATGCTACTGTTATATGTTTTCATGGAAAGCCAAGAATTTTTGATGCGGCATTTGCTTCTATAAATTTACCATGGGTTACGGAATATGTAACAACTGAATTTACTGAGATAAAGAAAAAAGTAACAGTGATCATTCCTTACGATGTAAATAGGGGTTTTTTAAAGGATGCGATAGATAGCATCCCTAATGACGTTCAATTGCTTGTAAGTCAAGGTAAAGGGAATTGGCCGGAGAATTTTAATAAGGTTTTAGATCAGGCAAAAGGGGATTATATAAAATTCTTACATGAAGATGATATGTTAACAGAAAATAGTATTAAAGATGCTATTGAGTTTTTTGAAACACATGATGTTGATTTTATTCATGGGGATGCTAAAGAGGTTACTGTAGCAAAAGAAAGGTATCATACATTTAGACCTAAGAAAGAGAATCCTACATTAGAAGAAATGTTACAAAAGAATTTCTTACATAGTGCAACTTTAATGTATAAAAAAGAAATATTTGAAAAACTTGGAGGATTTGATGAGAGTTTAAATGTAATGGAAGAATATGAATTTAATTTACGGTGTTTAAAAGCTGGTATGAAATTAGGATATTGTCCTTCTGTATTAGCAATATATCGTAGGCATCCTAAACAAAAGGTTAGAGTAGTTGGAACAAGTGAGAAGAGAAATGAAAGATTTATGGTAAGAGAGAAATACAGATAATGGAAAATCCAATATTAATAACAGGAGCTTCTCGTAGTGGGACAAGTATGATTACTGCTGCTCTTAATGCTTGTGGAGCATTTGGTGGAGAAATGTCTAAAAGAGGAATGTACAGTAATGATAGAATACGAGAAGAAATTGTTAAAGAATATTTTCAATGGTTAAAAGTAGATCCTAATGGACAATATCCTTTACCTCAAACGAAAGATTTATTTATTCCGATGGATTGGAAATCAAAAATAATGAGTATCTTGCGAGAGCAGGGATATTCAGAGGGATCCTGGATATATAAAGATGCTAGGTCCTGTTTAATTTGGCCAATTTGGAATCATTCTTTTCCAAATGCTAAGTGGATTATTGTAAGAAGAAGAACTGGGGATATTGTTAAATCATGTATGCATACTGGATATATGGTAGGACATTCTACAGAAAAAGGATGGATAGATTGGGTGAGGGAACATGAGAAGAAATTTGTAGAAATGGTAACAGAAGGATTAAATTGTAAGATAATATGGCCTGAAAGAATGATTCATGGAGATTATTATCAATTATATGAACTTTGTGAATGGTTAGGATTAACTTGGAATAAAAAAGCATTGAATTTTATTGATCCTCTATTGTGGGGCAGTAAACAAAAAGAAAGGAGTAAATAATGGCAAGGACAAGTGAAGCAGATGTATTAGCAATAATGGATAATGAATTAACTTCTAGTGAAGTTACTCCATTTTTAACAGGAGCTAATTTATTAGTGACTCAAGCATTTTCAGGTGATACTGCTACTTCATCTGATTTGCTTGTAGAAATTGAAAAATGGTTTACAGCACATATGATAGCTGCTACTATTGCTAGAACTACAAGTCAGGAAGAAGTAGGAGATGCTAAAGCTAAATATACTGGATATTGGGGGAAGAATTTAGATTCTACTCCTTATGGACAAATGGTAAAAGTTTTAGATACTCAAGGCATGATGATAAAATTAGGAAAAGCAGGAGCTACATTAACAGCAATAACAAGTTTTGAATAATGAGTATAACAGAATTAATGGCAAGAGGCTGTAAGCAGATAGCAGTATATTGGGGAAGTCCTGTAAATGATGGATATGGGACATTTGATTATACTAGTCCTGAAGAGATTTATTGTCGTTGGGAAGATAAGACACAAATCTTAGAAGAACGGGATGGTACTCAATGGGTTTCTAGAGCTGAAGTATATACTTTAGAAGATGTTGATATAGATGGATTATTATATTTAGGTAGATTAACTGATTTAGATAGTGACCAAGAAGAAGATCCAAAAACTATTGATTCTGTTTGGATTATTAAAAGATTTGAGAAAACACCAGTATTAGGATCAACAACTAAATTTGTAAGGAAGGCATATTTGACACCATGGGAAATGTAGGAACAGGTATACAGGGACTCGATTTAGTAGTAGCTAGACTCAATACTGAAATAAAACAGATTGAAGGAGCTACTAATAAAGGTTTAATAATGGCTGCAGCTCATGTTCGTAGAGATATGGAAAAAACTCAACCATTAACTCCTGTAGATTTAGGTAATTTACGAGCTTCTTGGTTTGTAGCTTCAGCGAGTGGACTTGCTGCAGGAACAGGTTTAAAACAATTTAAAGGACCTAAAGCAGCAGAATTAGCAGCAAAGCATTCATCTAATACAGCACAAGCTAGAAGTGATTTGCCAAGGTCTAAAACTAAGATTGGAATTATAATGGGATATACAGCAAATTATGCATGGTATGTTCATGAAATGATTGGAAAGAAATTTAAAAAAGCAGGATCAGGACCTAAATGGTTTGAAGCTGCTTTAGGGAGAAATAAGAAAAAGATATTACAGATTATAGGGGATAACGTAAAAATAAGATAATGAATGCCAGTAGCGTAGATATAAAAGATATGTTAGAAGCATATGGGGATTCTTCGGGATTAGATGTAGATTTTGCTGAAAATTTATTTATAGGAAAAGAACCGAAAAGTCCTGATAATTGTATTACTATTTTTGATACTCCAGGAGCAGCACCTGCTTTAGGTTTAACGAGTCAAGGATATGAGTATCCAGCAATACAAATAAGAGTACGCAATAGAAAATATATAGATGGATGGAATATTATAGAAGACATAAAGACTGCCTTACACGGTCGGGCACAAGAAACGTGGAATGGCACTTTATATTCCGTTATTTTCTGTACGAATGGTCCCGCCCATTTAGATTGGGATGATAACGGAAATGCTAGGTTTATTATAAATTTTAATTTACAACGACGATGAAATTGAAGTTGTTCACTAATTTAAAAGGAGGTTAAAATGGCTAGTACAGCAGTATCCGGAGTAGGAACAGTGTTTAACCGATGGTCGGGATCAGCATGGGTTCCTCAAGCGGAGATTAATTCGATTACAGGACCGGGTATGAGTAGAGACACAATTGATGTAACGTCTCTTGATTCTACCGCAGGTTATAGAGAGTTTATTACAGGATTTCGTAATGCTGGGACTGTCACATTATCAATGAATTTTACTCGTACTACTTACGAGCAAATGAAAGACGACTTTGAAAATGATGACGCTCAAAATTACCAAATTGATCTACCAGATGATGAAAATACCAGTTTGGATTTTATTGGTCTGGTTACTGAATTACCATTAACAATACCGCCTGATGATAAAATCACGGTAGATGTTACAATTCAGATAAGTGGCGAAGTTGCCATTAGCTCAGGAGGAAGTTCCGGAGTTTAATATTTATACCTAATCAAGGTTTATTTTTGTATTAATTAATTTAAATTTACTAATCATGGGAAAATTATTAGATCGCAAGAAATTACTTGCAAAAGAAGAATGTAAGATTGAGAGAGTTGAATTGGAAAATGGTGATCACGTATTTGTACGACAGATGAGTGGTCGTGATCGTGATCGTTGGGAGTCTAGTATATTAAAGAAGGTAACAAAAGACAATGTAGTTACCATGGAACAGAACTTGGAAGACTTTAGAGCAAAGTTAGCAGTAGCTACTGTTTGTGATGAAGCTGGTAATTTACTTTTACTTCCAGAAGATGTTCCAATTCTTAGTCAAAATATGACTGCTAGATCATTAGAAACAATTGTAACGGCCGCGCAGAAGTTGAATAAAATAACAGAGGAGGATAAAGAGAATTTAACAAAAAACTCCGAAGCCGACCCAGCCGGCAATTCTACTTCAGATTAAGTAGAGAGCTGGGATTTGCGCATCCAGATCACCTATTGGATCAACTAACATCTTCTCAAATTAGTGAATGGGAAGCGTATGATAGATTGGATCCAATAGGTTCATGGAGAGAAGATTACAGATTAGCATACCTATCAGCATTAGTAACTAATTTAGTAATAAGTACAAATACTAAGAAAGGACATACTCCAAAGTTTACAAATCCAATAGATTTTATGATTAATTGGGATGTTGGAGGAAAACCAAAAGAACCGAAAAAACAAAGTGTTGATGAATTAAAAGCAATTTTATTAGGTATAGCTAGTTTACAAAATAAAAGGATAAGAAGACAGCGGAAAAAAGAACCGCCTAAGAATGTAGCAAAAAAGAGAAACAATGGATCTAGGAACGTTGACAGTAAGTCTAGTAGCTGATACTAAAGGATTAATGGCCGCCCAGATGGCTATGGGTTCATTTTCAAAACAAACCATAGCTTCAATTAATACGGTATCCCAAAGATTTCGTACTTTTGGTTATTTAGCAACAGCAGCTTTGACTGTACCAATTATTGCTGGAGGAAAAGCAGTTGCTAAATTAGCAATGGAATATGAAGCTTCTCTATCTAAAATAGTAGGACTTGTTGGGATGAGTCGAGAACAAGTAGCAATATGGTCTAAAGAAATGTTGGCAATGGCTCCTAAAGTGGCTAAGTCTCCTAAAGAGTTAGCTGATGCTTTATATTTTATTACATCTGCTGGTATTCGTGGTGCGGAATCTATGGAAGTTCTTGAAATGGCTGCTAAAGGATCTGCTGCAGGTTTAGGTGAAACTAGAGTTGTGGCAGATTTAGTATCATCTGCAATGAATGCTTATGGTAAAGAATTTTTGACTGCTGCAATGGCAACGGATGTTCTTACTGCAACTGTACGAGAAGGTAAGGCGGAGGCTTCCGCCCTAGCTTCTTCTATGGGTATGGTATTACCAATAGCTGCTGCAATGGGAGTTTCATTTGATCAGGTAGGCGCTGGTATGGCAGCAATGACTCGTACAGGTACTTCTGCTGCTACTTCTGCTATGCAAATGAGACAGATACTTAACTCTTTAATTAAACCAGCACGACAAGCAGAGAAGGCATTAAATGCAATGGGTACGTCAAGTAAAGAATTACGTACCACTATTAGAGAAGATGGTTTACTTACTGCTTTAATGGATATCAAAAATCTAACAAATAAATTTGGTGAAGAATTAATGGCAAGAGTATTTGGAAATATTCGAGCTTTATCTGGAGTTCTGGACATGATGGGGGAAAACATAGAGGATAATATAGCAATATTTGACAGCTTATCTAAATCAACAGGATCATTAGCTGCTGCTTTTGCTGCTGCATCTGAAACTCTCAAGTTTAAATTTAATGCTGCTTTATCAAAGGTTCAAGTTTCTATGAGGTCAATAGGACAATATGTTGCTGAATTTATTTTACCTATTTTCCAAAGATTAGCAGATTGGGTAA